AATGACGCCACAACATCAAGCTGAAAATTCTCGGTTACAAATTCACGACGGGACCAAACAGACTCCCCTAGTCTTGCTGTATTAGTGGCAGACCCAACAAGCCTTGCGGCGTCCTCGCCTTTTCCCGCAACATAAGCAACTGTTACCTCGGTTGAATAATCAAAGTCAATGCTGGGGTTTGCAAGGTTGCCAGCCTCGGCGCTCAATAATAATTGAGCTGTTAAATCAGTACCGCGCTGGTTAACGTATGTTCTAAACTCAAGCGGTAATTTGGTAGGATAGTATGTGTCGAATGTAACCCATGTTCCGGCTTCTCGTGATTGGTTGCATATCTTTTGTAATAGTGGATAAACGTATTGTCGACTAAACGCATCCGTAACAGACGCCCCTTGCCCGTCATCCGCCTGGACTGTAAACAATGTCGCGGCTAAGTTTCGTGTCGTGACCGTTGCCGCTGTAAAATTCTCGCGTACAATCGCTTTCATCATATTGCAGGCGACGGCGGTTTTAGATGCTTCAGCACTTCCAGCATTATATTCGACTTCGCGCCCGTCTAAAATGTAGTTGGAATCATACGCCTTGAGATAGATTAAAGCCTGACCGCCTTTTGTGTAATATTTCCATTGTCGTAAAAAATAACAAGTTTCGCCGTCAAGTACCATCGTTTCGTTTTGGTCGCGCCATAATTCCAGTATCATGTCTTTTTTGAATATGCCCAGTGGATATTTATCATCATCTTGCGGTATAACAATTTCTAATGGCATATAGGCGCGGTCTGCACGACCCGCAACAAGAGATACAAATTGCGTTAATACGCCGTTATCAATCACGTTCCCGGTATCTGTTTTTATGACGACTTCATACCTAGACATATTGTGCACCGTCTATTGAGTGATAATTGTCTTTCCATGTCATTACAATACCGCTTGCGGCTGAAGTTGACCCGAACAGGTATGCGCTAACATTGTTCGACCCCGGCATAAGTGGAAAATCGTATGATGACCCCGGAAGTACATAAGGAAGGATTGACCCCCTGAATGAGCTATTCATTGTAATTTGCCCGGGGCGTAAGTCTAATGTAATGACTTCGCCTGCTAATAATGTCAGGTCATCAAAGAATATCGCCTTTCCTGTGGTGTAATTCTTTATTTGCCAAATCTTACCTGGTCCAGTTATTTTTATGATCGGATAACTGGTCGCGGTTGAAATTGCCGGGGTTGTTACGGTTGCATAAACGGCTGTTATTTCTTCCGATGTGTTTAAGCAGACATACAAAGTACCGTCTTTTTTTTGCGCAAAACCAGTTACAACACCACCACCTAAATCTATATCAAGCGAATACCATCCGTTGTTTTTCATCATTGCCATTGTGTCTACAAAAGTTAAATTATCAGCTTTTGTAAAATATCCCCCTGCGTATATTGTCCCGTCTATACCCCGATAAATAGCTTGTACCATACCTGAAAAACCAGTTGTCAAATTTCCGACTGGCTCCCATTTTATACCAGTCCACTTTGCCATGTTTTTTGTTCCAGCAACACTGCTTGCAGATGGAAAATCACCACCTACTAATAAGTTTCCGTTTGTGTCAAATTCCATTGTACTTACATGCGGACCAACACCGCCTGTATCAATTCCAGAACCGACCGCTTCAAAACTTGTCCCATTCCACATGACAATAAAATCAGTTGAACCTCCCGCAACGTTTGTAAAATATCCACCAATATAAACTTCGGTATCACTTTTAATTACAATGCTATCTACTTCTCCATTTAGTCCGGTTGATAATGGCGTCCAATTTGATCCGTCCCACTTTGCTATTCTTACAGTGTCTGCAACACCACCCATAAGAGTGAAATTCCCTCCAGCGTATAATGTTCCGTTTGGTGATATTGCAATTGCCAAGACTGTGTTATTTGCGCCTGTTCCGAGTGCTGTCACGGTTGAACCATCAAACTTACAAATACAATCGGCGGCTGGAACACCGCCAGCGTTTGAAAAAGAGCCGCCTATATATGCGTTTCCAGCCGCGTCAAACGCTACGGAATAAACAGGATCGCTTAATCCTGAGATAATTGAACTCCATGCTGTACCGTTCCATTTTGCCAAATAATCTGTATTTGCAACTCCTACGACGCTTGCGTCACCAAATTCCCACAAATCACTTGTTATCGGGTGTATTTTTATTCCTGCAACGTTTATTATCGGTGTCGCGCTTTTTACGCCGTCTGATAATTCAGCCCAAATTCCATCTGGAGAACGTTGCACTATTCCGTTTACGGTAGATAGTGAAGTTTGATACCCTAACACAGCCGCGCTGTCAGCATCCCGTTGCATATAAGAACCACACATCTTGAATACTAGATTAGCGCGTTCAAATCTGCGTTGGTTGGCAACATCAAGACCGCCAACATAGACGCATTCAATGTCGACCGGCTCACTTGCCACAACACCAGCGGATGTAAGACCTTGATAGATGATATGGAGTGGTCTATTATAGGGGATTAAATCAGGCTTGATTAAATTAGTAAGCGCGTTTCTATTTGTTTGTACTGTTCCTATTTCATCAGCATTGCCACCAAAGGTAACAGCAAATGTAAAGTACCTTGAGTTTAGATTGGTTCCCCGATAGCGCTCAGTACCGTCCGTAAGACTTACAGAGTTAATATCCGTAGGGGCAATACCTAATCCGATAACGTCAACCTTTTTACAGTATGTGGTTATGTCAACCGGAAGGCCGCCTGATCGAGTAGTTGCCAGCCTATATGATTGACTCGCATGTGGTGTTCCTGCCCAGTAATATTGCTTTCGCTTTCGGATTGTTTCTGGAAAGTCACCATCAAAGTATGTGGTAGGACTCGATCCTAATTCTGGTAGTACACCATCGACATAAATAAAGCGTCCTGCTGTTGCGTTTACGCCTGCCTCGTAAATATAGAATGACCCTGATAAATCACCCGCGTCTGGTGTAATGTGTGCGTGTACCCGTTGCCACTTATCACGAATAGCCATATTAGGACGGCCAACCGTGATAGTCGCGCTTGTAAAATTGAATGCCGATAATACTAAATCAGTCCCGTCATAGGCTGTTGGGATATAAATATCAGCACTAATCGTATAAGCAGCCGCCGTTAAAACCTGTACATAGGTTAATAGCGCGTCATTATCCTGATAGATACATTTACAAGAACTAACACCGCGCCTTGATTGTTCTGTTGACATAGCGATTGTATTAGTACCACCCGTGCCAAAGCCAGTTGTTCCGGCCTCAAAGCTCGGATTGGTACACATATTTGTAGCAGCCTGCGGCTTTATAATATAATATTTTTCGACTTGTACGCTCATATCGCCATCGCTTTCGAGTATTCGATTGATCTACCAAATTCATCCGGGGAACTGTTGGAATATACGGTTGTGTAATAGTTGTTGTTGCCTGCTTGACCATCTATGCCAACATTAGCATTTGCAGAAACCGAAGGTACGTTGTCAAATTCAAGCTGAGCATGAAAGGCTGGTAATGACGTTCTTGATATTGCCTTCAAAGCGTCCTGAATACCCCATAGACCCGTCTCAAATGGAGTCGGTGAACCTGGAGTTAACCAGTCGGGAAGTTTTATATTTTTCAGTTTAGTTATAAGCGTTTCTATCCAACCGACAACGGCTCCAATTGCCTTACTAATTCCATCAAAAGCAGGACTAAGTTTATCTACTAACCAATCAGATACGTTTTTTAATACAGGCAGTATTTTGTCTTTGAACCATTCCCACATATCTTGAATAGCGGGTTGTAAGACGTTCTGCCAAAAACCTGCCAATGCAGTCAACGCTAATCCAACCGTAACTTCTAATAATTCAGCAAGTGCTTCAAATAATGGAAACAGATTTGTACTAATCCAATTCCAAACATTTGTAATTGCGGGCAATAAAACATTGTTCCAAAAATCGGTAAGTTTCTGAATTGCAATCGGTATATTTGTTTCCAACCATGTTTTTATAGTTTCAAACACTGGCTGTATTGCTGCCCACACCTCTGTCAGTTTGTCACGTATTCCACCCCAGTTATTAGTCCATGCCTCGTATACCAAATAGGCGGCCGCTGCTACCAATGCCATAATAAGCAAAATAGGCCACATCGCAATCAGCATTGACACAATAGCAGGAATAACAGTTGTATAAACAAACGCGGCAATTGCAACGCCTATAACTGCTAAAATTGCAACGATATCGCCCTGATTTTCACTAAACCACGCGCCTAAACGCTTGAACCAATCAATGACTAATGGAATAGATTCTATGACTTTGCTTGCAAATCGACCAAGACCATCAATAAACTTTTGAAGTCCTGCCTGAAAAGCCGGATCACTGAATAATTTATTTAACGTGCTTGACAATGTTGTCATAACAGGAAGCAAAGCTGTACCAATAGTTGACTTCATATTGGTGAAATTAGCGGCAATTATTCTTTGTTGGTTAGCTAACCCGTCCGATGTTCTCGCAAAGTCACCTTGTGCAAGTGTTGTTTGCTCCATAATCAAAGCATAGGATGCTTGCGCTTTGGCGGCGGCGTCTATTGCTCCCTCGCCGTCCCACAATCCCATTTCTAGAGCTTTTGCCTCTAGCATTGCGGCGTTTAGGTTTACACCCAGCGATTTTAATGGTTCAGTTTCTCCAGACAATCCGGCGCGTAGTTTATCCAGAACCATTGTCGGGTCCATGTTATTAAACGATGCTAAGTCGCCTGCCAGTGAAACAAGTCCGGTTGACATACTAGCGCTTGTTTCTTCTGTGATATCCATTGCCCTAAACAGATTGCCATAAGTGGCTGCACCTGATAAGGCCTCATTGGTACTCATTCCCAAAGCAGTCGCGGCACTTGCACCAAACGCCAATACCTGGTCTGCATAGTCACCAAAGACAACGCCTGTTTTTGACACAGTCTCATTCAGGTCGGACGCTGGCTTAATGGTGGATGTAAGAAAAGCCACCCCAGCGGCTCCGGCGGCCGCTCCGGCAATTAATACACCCTTACCAATGCCAGCTAATCCGGCGGCAATATTCTTAGATGACTTATCAGCCTTGCCTTCAGCCTCGCTAAGTCCTTTAGTGTATTCGGACGAATCAAGGCCTAGCGCAACCAATAACTTTAGAATTGTATTTCCCATTATTCAGGTTCTCCGATCTTACCACCCATGCCAGCGGTTATCATTGCGGCAAAGCTCAACATTTGCTCAGGCGTCTTTTCTTCCTTTTCAAACTTTGGCATAAACTCATCTGCTGAATGTGGTTTGTCGCCTTTTTTGCGGTTCACGTTCGCTAATATTGCGCTTGTTATTGCAGATCCGATATACTGCGTTTCCTGTCCGAACGGTTCAAGCTGATAGTAGACCATCCATTCCGTAAGTTCTGCGCTGGATATCCTGCTAAGCAATTCAGCCCGCGTCATTCTCAAAGCTAATGCTAATCGGAAGGTGAACCTTCGAAAGGGTCTTTTTTTAGTTCCTCTGCCAGTTCTTCCACGTCATCATCCGAAATACCGGATAACTTTTGTGCTACCGCAAAAACTCTCTGCAAGGCGGCCGCGCTTTTTTGTGATAAGGCCTGAACGTCATTCTCATTAAATAGGCGCTTTCCTTTTTCGTCACAAATGGTCATGCTTGCCAACTTGGCGCGGATATTTGCCATGTTCATTTCTTTGTCTTTGCCGCGCATGATAATCAGCGAACCTTCAAATTTATCCCGTTCGGCTCCGGTCATTCCCTTGACGTAAACATCGCCGCCCCATTCAGGCAAATTTACCAATTGACGCTTAATATCATCAGCTTGCAGAATATCTTCCCGTTTCAATACACTCATATCATCTCCTCAATTAATCTATGCGATGGTTGGTTTGCCTGTGATCTTCATGGTCACAGAAGCGGTTAGTGCACCATCAGCGGGCATGTCAGGCTCAAAGCCTGTGACAAACGCACTGAATGACCAAACGGTCGCGGCTGTGTCGGTGAATGTCAATGAGTAGGTTTGTGCTGTTCTGCTAACCAAATCAGCCAACAATCCACCAGCGGCGTTCTTATGGGTTGCTGCGGCCGGATCGTAGACAATATCAAAGGTCACTTCACCTGAACGTAAAATAGTAGCAACAACTTCCTCCCACGCCTCGGTAGAATCATGCGTGGTTACGTCTTCAGTATCCAGGGCTAAGCCTGGTCCCGAAATTGAAGATACAGCCACTACTGCGGTTGCACCTCGTTTTAATAAAGTTCCAAAAGCTGATAATTTAGCCATTTCAAATCCTTTCTATGCCAGGGTAATTACCCCTGATAACTTAAGTGTTACGCTTGCGGTTAATGCCCCGTCATGTGGCATATCCGGTTCAAATCCAGTAACTTCAGCGGCAAAGCTCCATGTTGTAGCCCCTGTGTCAGGGAATATAACCTTGAAATTGCGCGTTGCCCGTCGTGGCATAACTGCCAATAATCCAACACCATGACCATGAGTAGCTGTAGCAGGGTCATACACTAAATCCAGTGTTACTTCCCCGCTTCTTAGAACGGTTGCGACAACCTCTTCCCAAGCATCCGTACTATCGTGGGTTGTTACATCCTCTGTGTCTAATGACATTCCCGGCCCCGATATGTTTTTCACCTGAGCGATGGTCGTAAACGCTTCAGCCGCTCCACCCGCAACGGTAGGGTTACTGGTTGCATCGTCTATTAATCCTAAACAAGTTGTATTAGCGTAGGCAATATTCAAGTTTGCCACATCTGCAACGGCTGTTTTTCGTGTCAATACAACTTCGTTACCACTACCGCCAACATGGTACATAGCGGTTACAGCGGCGGTCGCTCCGATTGTAGCCCTTGCTTTAGCCGCAACCATCGAGGGAGTGTCATCATCCAGAACAGCCACTACAATAGCCAGCGGAGAACCCGCCATTCCTGTGGATGTTATCGTAAATGTAGCGTTTCCGTTTTGTGTTACTGTTCCCACGATAACGGCTGTTTCTACCTGGAAAGTACCATTACCCATTTGTAATTGAGTGCCAAAAGCTGAAATTTTAGTCAAACTAGTCCTCCTGCATGATGACAAACTCGCTCATGCTGCGGTACATCGAAACTAACACATCATAAGATGGTCGCTCGGTGCTTTGTAATGCTGATCTGATTGTTACGGC